GTGGATATAGACTATAAGCTGAAGCAGGCGCAGATCATGAGCTCGCTTAAACAATCCGGATATACCGTCTCTGAAGAAGACATAGAGAAAGAGTTCGGGTATGAAGTGGAGCCGTCACCGGTTGCAGGCCCTCCGGAGCCCGCACCAGAAGCCGATGACGAGGACTCTACTGACAAATACATTACAAAATTTATAGAAGAATACTGGAATGGCATACACAGATAAGGCGTACTTCCTGACCAAGATCAAGGATACGGAGCTCGACAAACTGCTGCTCGACGGAAGCGATGTTCCGCAGGATGATTACCTGGTGGAAGCGATCAAGAGCGCTGACAGCGTGATAGACGGATACCTGAGAAATGCAGTTGATACTGTTCCGCTTGTCACAGTTCCGGATATGATAAAGCAGTACAGCTATTTCATTGCACTGTATTTTTTGCATGACCGCATACAGTACAACGAGATCCCGCAGAGAGTAAAAGACAACTATGACCTTTCAATAAACTACCTGAAGGATGTGGCTTCCGGCAAGGCTTCAATTGAAGGAATAGAAGAAGACGAGCAGGATGAGTTTATAGATTATGATGTCAACACAAACATCTTTACGCGCTCGAGCTTTTGAACAAGCACTTCGTAAATATCATATACAAACAGCTGAGCAAGGCTATTGATGCCGGATACAAGACAGGCATACGCTCAGTGGTAAAGCGCAACAAGAAAGAGCTGAAGTTCCGCGACACTCCGCTGTTTGACATTGACTATACTTCAACCGATGAAGATGCCATCCTGAATTTTAAAAGGCAGGCGTTCAAGGTTGCAGGTGTGGGAACGTGGGAGCTCGAAGAAGAACTCAAGGATCTGGGAGTTGACATACTCGAATCTGCGCTTCCGGACTTTGATGGCTTTGAGCTGGCAGTAAGGCAGGCAATGCTGAACTACGGCATCGGGCTTGGAGATCAGCCGCCGTCAGGATGGATAAAGCAGAACATTGACACGGCAATAAAGAACAGCATTGCAGGAGCAAGGTGGAACAGAGCCAATGATCCTGAAGTGAAAGGACTGTATACACACTGGATGTACCGCACACAGAAAGACGACCGCGTAAGGGATGAACATGTAGAGCTTGAAGGCGCGGTCTTTGCAATGGATGACCCGGTAGGCGCTTTGATATTTCCGCCAAATGACTGGGGATGCCGTTGCTTTGAAGAATACTTAACCGGGGCTGAGGCACAGGGCTACGAAGCAAACACTCCTACAACAAGCCGTGAGCTCTTGCGCAAGGTCCCGGAAGATTTTCAGTACAACCCGGGTGACGGCAAAAGCGTGTGGAAGCGCTGGCTCGACCAGAAGTTTAACGACATGCCGGAATCTGAATACAAGAAACTTAAAACATTAATCAAACAGGAGTTCAATTAATGCCGCTGAAATTTGGCAACAGCAAGCTTGAACAGTTCACACTGGCAAAAGGCGATACGCTTTTCTTTAAATACCGGGGCAAGCCGGTGCGAGGAGAAGTGACGGAGCTTCAGGGCGACAAAGCTTTTGCAACATGCACCGGTCTTCAGGGAAGCTTTACGATTACAGTGAAGAAGCACATGATGCTTGGCGCAACACAGAACCCCGCAAATAAATTTTTGAATGGACTTCAGGCAGACACAGCAGGCGATAGAGCAGGCGCTGACTAAGATAAAGTCAGGCACTGTCAAAGCTCTGGCCATTGAGTGGCGCAAGAGCATTACAAAGAACTTTGACAGCAAAGGCCGTCCTGCATGGACACCGCGCAAGCGCATCAGCAAAAGGCAGAGAGGCACAAACATTCTGGTGATCTCCGGAGCTATGAAGAATGTAAGCACGGTCCCCAACACTGCACAGCTCAGCGTGACGCTTACGGTAGATCCCAGAGCAAAAGCGTATGCGAAGATTCACAATGAGGGCGGAAAGATCAACATGCCAGCAAGAGAGCTGAAGTTCAGGAAGAACAGGCAGGGCAGAACAGTATTTGCAAGCGCTCAGGCAAAGAAGGTTGCAAAGACAACTACATCAGCCGCATATACAATAGTGATCCCGAAGCGCGAGTATACCAACATTCCGCGTGAAGACTTTCCGAGGATTGTAGAGGCGATAAAACAACAGATAAAATTATGATACACAAAGGAAAAGAATTTGAAGCCGACATGCGCAAGCTTAAGATGCTTGCAGCCCGTAAACGCAAGAACAAGGTAAAGTACGGCGCGGAGTATAGGGATTTCAAGCATCATGTAGCGGAGAAGTACGGCAGGAGTATTCGCTCAGTTGAGAAGTGGATCACTCAGCGTACGCCGTGGATAAGAGACAAGCGCGATGATGTTGGTAAGGAACGCGTCAAGCTTCCGGCTAAAGTGAAGAAGGCTCTGCATGAAGTCATTGAAGCAGGCGCAACTAAGAAGGATGCAAAGAAAATAGTATCGGAAAAGCTTAAGACAAAAATATCAGACCGAAAGGCTACCCGGGTTTTATCAGTTGAGCCCAAAGAAGCTGATGCAACAGAGTTTGGTGAAGAGGCAAAGAACTTCTTCCGCAATCTTTTTGAGCTTGACCTTATAGCTCCTGAGCGCGGGCTCAAGATGAAGTACCGCAATACAAGTTTTTTGATCACAAAACCTGACCTGGAAGACGTGTGCATGATACTTGCCAATGCATACAACCGGCATGCAGAAACCAAGAACATGGTGAAAGTGAACAGGGCTTCGTTCCGCAAGAGCAAGCTCTGGCAGTTGTACGATGAAGCCGTAACGCTCATCAACAACAGAGGCGTGAATATATCTGACCTGAAGGAGATCTCTTTATTCATACAGAGGCTTGAGATTGACAGGAACAAGATCAGCCCGAGGGTTCAGACATTCTGGAAGATCATGCAGAACTATGCGCCGGAGATAACGCTTGACGAGGTGATCTCACTGGCCGAAGAATACGAAGGAGTGTACGACTGATGCGGACGCTTGCCAATGAATTCAGGCTTCTGAAGAAGCAGGAACAGCTGAAGAAAATAAAGTCTGTGCAGCACAAGCAGAAAAGCAGTTCACTCATAAGCGTGTTGCTTCCGAATTACGAGCCTCATCCGAAAATGAAATTATGGCATGATGCACAGCAAACACATAAAGGGATCAAAGGCGGAGTCCGATCCGGGAAAACCTATACTTTGGGAGCGGAAGCAATTGCGCTTTCATACCTCAATCGCCCGTACTACCACCTCTCAATTTCACCGAGCTTCGACAACGCCTGCGAGACCTACGTGCATAACCTTGAAGAGCTCTGCGATACCAACGGGCTGACATACGAATGGCAGAAAAGCAATAACCTCTTTATAATAGTGTGGGGCAAGAAGAGTACCGACATTGCAAAGATACTTGTACACGGCATGGACTCCAACTTTAAGGGAGTGACTGCTGCTTCAGGAGATCTGAACGAGCCGTTCTCAATTTCAGAGAAGAGTTTTAAAGTATGGTGGGAGCGTATCTCGCACCCGCGTGCTGCAAGGATGGTGCGATGCTGGGGCGGAACCGCTGAGCCTGATAAGATGCAGTGGGGCTGGGAATATTTTGATAAAGAAAAAACTTCCACAAACGAATTTTATAGTGATACGCTCACCACTTACGGCAATACCCACCTCAGCATTGACTACATAAAAGGGCTTGAGGGGATCTATACTGCCAAGGACCGCGAGGTGTACATGCTGGGCAAGTGCATCAACCTTGGAGTAATGGCAGTGTACTACGCTTTTGACAGGCAAAAGCATTTGAAAGATATGCTTGATATGAGGACAAAGGTGAATAAGCAAATGTATGAGCTTTGCCTGTCATTTGATTTTAACGTGAACCCGATGACGTGCCTGATGGGCATGGTGATTGACGGCAAGAGATATTTGCTGGAAGAGTTTAAGCTGGGCAAAAGTTCAACGCGGGATTTGTGTCAGCTGGTGATCAACCGGCTCCGGGACAAAGCTTACCTGCACCCCATCAATGGAAGCATCATCATCACCGGTGATGCATCCGGGAAAAATAGCAGCAGCAAAAGCAACCTGAATGACTACGAGATAATAATGGAAGAGTTTGATGATGCAGGCATAGACTACATCATCAATGTGCCTGAAGCAAACCCGCCGGTAAGAGATGCAGTGAACTATGTGAACAATGAATTTGAGAAAGAGTCCATGTTCATATCTGCCGCCTGCCCGGAACTTGCAAAAGATCTCGAACTGGTTGGATGGAAGCAGGGCGCGAACGGATTTCAGATTGACAAAAGCAAGAAGGACCTTACACACTTATCTGACTGCCTGAGATACTTCTGCTGGAATACGCGAGTGCTTACTGAAGCTGACCCTGCAAATGACGGCTATCACGGAGCTTATGTTGGATACAGGAATAAAAGAGGAAGGTAGTTATTTCTGTTCTTTCACTTTTGAAGAAAGGTACTGAATGTCAACGTCTTTAAAGAAGCCGTCCGCCATAAGCTTCCCGAGAGTATTGGTGTTGCCGTCCCGCACAAGCGACATGTAAATATCTTCAACGGCTTCACGCTTTTGCCGGGCAGTAGTTTTTTCTATGTGATGCTTGTCGCCAAAGACGAGCTCGTCAAGGGTGACGCCAAAATACTCTGCCAGAGTAGCAATGTTTGCAATTGTCCAGCCTTGCCTACCCGCTAATATTCCGCTGACCGTTGACATTTTAACATCAAGGAGTACCGAGATAATCGTGTAAGGCAGCTTATGTTTCTCAAGAAGTTTTTTAACTTGCGCTGTGACAGTCTGATTAACCGGGTCTTTACTGCCTGTTGCCACCGTCGGGAAAAAAAAACTTACGATTACAGAAAAAATATACTTGACACTTCGGAATTTCCAACATATTTTTGTGTTAAATAAATATTCACTTTGAAACATAGACAAGATACCAAAGTAAAGCAATTGAGAAAAGAGGTGAAGTATAAATTGAGTAGAAATACTCAATTGAGATTAGCGGAATCACTCAACATCTCGCCCACTTATTTATCTTTACTGCTAACAGGTAAAAGAAACCCAAAGACCGCAACAGACATTCTTGAACGCGCCATAAAGTTTCTTAACTCATAATATGCCAGACACCTTCACACCCGGAACGGAAGTAATAGTCAACCACTTTGGCGATGCAAAGCGAGCAGTGATCTGCGCGGTGGATTGCAGCAAGAGCAAGCAGACGCTTGACATACTGGTTGAGTTTCTTCCGAGCCGCAGAAGAGCATTTGTATCGCCCGATCAGATCACACACATAACCACTCAATCACAAATCACAAAACACTAAGCCGCATGTTGCTAACCTATGATGAATATTGCCAGAAGCACGGAATGTCAAACAGATCCCTTTATCGCCGCATTAAAGAGGGCAGTATAAATCCTGTAAAGATGGACGGGAAGAATTATTGCTATGCAGAGGGAGACATCACCGGCATGAATGATGAGGATAAGAAGAATGTAGTGCGCGGACTTGCAGAGCAGTGGAAGGCCCGCATAAAAGACGCGCATGAATTATACAGGCTTGCAGGGCATCAGCCTACAAAGCAGACATCAGAGATTATTTCATCAATTGAGAAAGATGTGAAGCACTGGGAGCGGGTACTGAAGACAAAAATAAAAGGTTATGATAAGCGCTCTCTTCAGTTAAAGGTGAGGAAGGGCAATCTCGAGAGGAAGACAAGATCAGACAAGTTTACGTTCCGCAACAATATTCTGAAGGACAAGCCGGAAACACTCGACAAGGCAATGGATCTTGTTACCACAACTTACTTTCAGGATGCTCTTGGAAACATCAACCTTGCAATTGACCGCGCCATTCATCACGCCAAGAATAACCAGGATTATTTTGAGATTGCCGCAGTGAATATTCACACGCTGCGCAGGCACATTCGCAGGGTTGCTCAGCAAAGCGGCTTCAAAAAGATGCATGATTTTTTGAACCATCACAATACTTATCGAAAAGGACTTGCTTACAACAAAGGCGCATTCACGAATGACATCCAGTTTGGCGAGGTATTCTCAATGGACGACCACAAGTTTGACGTCTCCGGATGCCTGGTGTTTAACGAGGCAACCGGTAAGATGGAGCAGAAGCATATTTACAGCTGGTTCGTAGTGGAGATGAAGACCATGTACCCGCTTGCCTGGATGATCAAGGCAACGCCGTTCAGCGAGGAAGATATTGTAAGATTGCTTATGAGATGCTTCAGACAGTACGGACTGCCGACTGAAAAGCTGATCTGCGATCAGGGTCTTGGGAAGAGTGAGCGCATCAAAGATTTCTGCCGCAAGCTTGACCTGACACTTGAACCGCAGGAACCGTATTGCCCTACGCAAAAGGCTGTCAATGAAAGACTTTTCGGCGTGATCAAAGCAGAGTGCGATGTGTATAATGAGAACTTCACCGGGTCCAATCATCCGGTAGAAGGCAGACACAGAGACAGAAGACTCTCACCTGAAGAAACCACTGAAATGGTGAACGAGGCAATTGCAAGATATGACAACTATGTGACCGGTTATTATCTTGACAGGCCGAGAACCAGAGAGATAGACGGCATTGACCATCTGAAAGACAATACCGGCAGAGTAAGTACACGCGCTTTGTATGAGTATTTCTACTCAAGGCACATGCCCAAGAGAATTGATGACAGGATGCTGAGGTATGCATACATGAAGTATGATTCTGTCAAGAGTTTTTCCGGTTACCTGCTGAAATACAAAGGCGAGGCATACATACCGGATTCATCCCTGAGCATTACTTTGTACAGCAAAGACTATACCTACACAATTGCCTACGATCCGGACAATCTCAACAGCATTGACCTTTACAGCAATCAGGACATACTCGACCGTCTTACCGGTGACTACATTGCCAAGGGCGATTATGTCTGCACGCTTGAGTGTATTGCTAATCTTCCGTCAGGCGAGAAAGCAAGCAAGGTTGCCACATATAATAAGAGTATTCAGAAGAACATCAAACAGCTTGCCAACACTTACCGCGCAAAGGCGGCTCTTGAAAAAGACCTGGTAAACTACACGGCCGGCGACGAAGGACTGCTGGAAGTAATGCAGGAGCAGAGGCGTGAAGTTGAAAAGATCATTAAGGAATCCATCCCGATGCGCAAGATCGCAGAAGTGGTAAGCACTGTTCCGCAACAGCCGAAGGCAGCAGTGACGGATGTGGAAGACATGGACTTTGACCAACTTAACATGATAGAAGCATGAATGAGCAGACGATCACGAGAACGATGAAGGCAACAAGCCTGATCAACAGGATAATGGAAGACCTTGACAATTGTCAGGGGCATGTAGTGCAGGAATCAGAGAATCTTGTCACGATCATATTTGAGTATCCGGAGTCCGAACTTGTGACATACCGGATCAGGCAGGACTTTTACAAGGCGGCATTCAAACACATATTTGAAATCAAGAAATGAGATACATCAGCGAAAAAGAGCTTGATCAGGAGATCAAGAACCCGACAGTCAAAGACTGTAACATGGGCACTATTGAGAAGTTCATTCCGAACTATCAGAATGACTGCATGGCATCTTGCAGAATCTATGGCAGCAGTTTAGAGCCCACCAGGTTGATGAGCACAAAGTTTGTCAATCTCGACACCAACTTTATCGACCCATTTAAAAAACCTTAAAACCAAGGAGAAAAACCATGCAAGGCAAAGAAGTAATTGAGCTCATCAGGGAAGACAAAAGCCAGGTCACCATTGAACAGGTGATCGGAGATCTTCCAAAGAAGAACCAGAAGAAAGCAGCATCGGAAATGATTACCACGCTACATCAGGAACTTACGGATATTCTTGTAAGGCAGAAGCTGACCGAAGCCAAAATCAAGAAGCTTCATGCAAGGCTTGAGCTTACCGAACCGGTAAAGAGTCTCAAGAGCATGAAGAAGCAAGTGAGCAAGAATAAGAAGGATGCAGAGAAGCTTGCGCTGATACTTCTCGGAGCCAAGAGAATGTGCAAGAATCTTGACATCGAATTGCCAAACATAAAAGCATTACTGGAGGACTAAGCTATGAGCGCAAAGGAGGCGGCATATAGCTACACGGAACAGCTGATCGACGAGGCAAACCTGCTCATCAGGCAAAATGAGAAGAGCAGGCAGATCAGGAAAATCACCAAGATATACAAGTACAAGTTCGGCTGGTCCCGCAGTACGGCATTTCTCTACATCCTCAAGACACTGCCGGAGCTTGTTACAAGCATCACTGAAGATACCATGAAGCACTACAACTTAACCAGGCTTTACGCTGCAGCCGACAAGAAGCAGCTCTCTCTTGTCATTAAGAGGCTTGAGATGATAGAGAAGCGCAATGAGCAGGATAAGACCAGAGAGGAGATTGAAGCATGATAGACAGGATCAAAGCTTCTAAGTGGGTAGGCTGGCGCGTTCAGCAGATACAGATGCCGGATGTGGAATCGGCTAAGCAGTTGGTTCTTGGCATTGCCAACGGTGAGCAGGATGCTTACGAAGAAGTTCTGCGCATCAGGAGATTTGCCACATCCGAGCAGTGGAACTCTGCAATAGGAAGGATCATACAGGTAGCTTTTATTTTATCAATTAACCGTGTCGACAACAAACACATTCATGTCTAAAAAAAATAAACCAATGAGATTATCAAACTTTGATGATGTTGACAACGCTCTGCTCGAGATAGGCAGAACGGAGAGCGTTGTTGCCAAAAAGGAAGCTGAAATGAACAGCAAGATTCAGCAGCTTAAAGAGAAGTATGATACGGAAACAGAAACAGAAAGAAGATTCATAGACGAGACGAAAGAAAGGATTGAGAACTTCTGCATGGCTAACAAGACTGACTTTGCAAAGCAGAGGACTATGAACCTGAAGCATGGCGCTGTCGGATTCCGCAACAACCCGCCAAAGGTTGTACAGCTGAATAAGAAGTGGACAGTAAAGTCATCGCTGGAATTCGTAAAGAAGCTTTTTAACGGCACTTATGTGCGCGCCAAGGAAGAGCTGAACAAAGATCAGATACTTGCAGACTATGCCGGCAAGGTTCTTGATGATTCAAAGCTTGCAGCAGTTGGTTTGAGGATTGACCATGACGAGACATTCACCATTGAAATTAACTGGGAGAGTCTGCAAGCATGATCAAGGTTTACATAGCCGGCAAGATCACCGGGCAGGAAGAAAAAGCCCGGGTACTTTTTGAACAGGCGGAGAAGAGACTCTCCGCCGTTTGGGGCAGTGAGCATGTGACCGTGATCAATCCGTGCAAGCTTCCGCACGATCACTCTAAGACCTGGAAAGAATATCTAAAGGAGTGCATTAAGCATCTTGTGGATTGTGACGTGATTTACATGCTCAACGGATGGAAGCAGTCTGAAGGAGCAAGGCTGGAGTATTATGTAGCCGAACAGCTTGGCATGTTAATCTATCCGGAGACTGCCGCTTTCCTTACCATAAATCAGCTGATGCAGAATCTTGAAAGAGCCAAGAAGCTGCAGGCAGAGAAATTCACAAAAACCGAAAGGAGAAGATTGCAGTGATAAAGCTAATAGAGGCATTTGAAAAGCCGGTGCTTGAGCAGTATAACCATGCAAAGAAAAGGGAAATCAAAGACGTTGCATGGCTTATCCTGGGCTATGGTTTCATCGGCATTTGTGTCGCAGTTTTTTTAACGGAATTAATCAACTAAGGAGCGTAACATGGTAGCAGATCCGGACGATTTAATCAACATCAACTTGTCAGATGACACGATGGTTGACGACGAGCGCATTGTCGACAGCATCATTGCATTTGACAGGAACAGCGCTTCACATGTCTTTCAGCTGAGAAGCAAATTCTTGCGCGGGAACAGGCCTGACCACAGAAGGCCACACGATAGAGTGTACATTTGCAGTACTGAAGTATTCGACATCGAAATAAATCAGAACTGACATGACGCAGGTGAGGGAGACATACTTTTCAGAAAAAGCCCGGGACGAAAGTTATTGTGATATTTTGGATAATCTTTCCGGGCAGAGGCGGCAGGTGTTTGAGTGCATACTCAAGCATCAGCCGGTAACCGACAACAGGATTTCGGAGCTGACCGGGATCCGCGTGCATATAGTAGTAGCAAGGAGGAATGAACTCTGGGGCAAGGAGAAACAGCCGAACGGCAGATACGAGATCAACCCCGGCAAGCAGCTGATAGAGTTTGCCGGCTATGATGAGAACTCATCGCCGAAGCAGTCGCTCTGGAGAACGGCAAAACAAATACAGGAACCGACACTATTTTGACATTTTTTACAACTAAAACAATTTGAAGCTGAGCCATATAGCAATAATAGCCGGGTATTCCAGGAGCACTGTAATGAAAGTATTATATGGAGAGAAGTATCGAAATCGATTTAAAAAGGAAACTGTTGAAAAGATTTTATGGATAAGAGATTATGAGAAAACATTGGATAGCATATTTGAGGGCGAACTATTTCAAAAGATGTGCAAAACGGTTGCTCGAAAACTACGAAAAAGCCACAGTAAGAACTTTGAGGATGTTCTTGACCTTGCGCTTTCATGCAAATTTATCATCCCGACACAGGACAACATTTTTTTTACAAGGAAGATCGCCGGAGCAATCGAAATCTTGACGGATGAGAATTTTGCCGAGATGTGCGAGCTGGCAAAAAATTACAGCAACTGCCTCAAAACAAGGGAATTAGCTCTTGATCTTTCAATGCAAAGCAGGGCGATTATTTTCAAGCTTGGACTAAGAAAGAAAAAATCAAAACAAAAGGGGGTAATAAATTGAAACAGGTAATAGCATCAATCATCAATCCGACTGTATTGAATGGCAAGTTTAGTTTTGAGATATTGCTGAAGAGCATCGGTGATACGGTTCACATGGGGAACTCAAGCTTTGTATTCAGGAATTCATTTGGAACTCTGAGGAATCCGAGACTGGCTATGATGAACCCGCTGTATGACGGCATTCCAATAAAGAACGCGCCGTATGCATCGCCGATACTTGCTCAGTTTGCCGTGGACAGTAAGCTGATCTTACAATTGTTACATAAGCAGGGAGCAGGAAGCCACATTGAGCAAAAAGGCATCCTTGCAAAAATAGAACTGGATATAATTGCAGAGCCACCAAGGTTTTTGCATTGGGACAGAGAGAACTCTGCAATAGTAGAACCAAACTTTAATACTGTAGCTACAGAGTGGGAAGGCGATGTGCGAGTGCTGACAACACCATACGCGCCGGAAGAAAGAATCATAAAATTACAATAGAGCTTATGCACTGTCCAAACCAGAAGTGCAAGAACAAAGAGACGCGCGTGAAAGAAGTATTGGTATATCAGACTTTTAAGTACCGCGTAAGGATGTGTCCCGTTTGCGGGACATTTTTTCAGACACACGAGAACTATGTTGAGGACAGTATAGTTCTTTGCAACTATGAGCCGCTTCAGGCTGAGTTGCCTTTTTTTGGTAAAACTAAAACGGAGGAAAAGTAAGATGGCAGAAATCAGATTGAAATCCATGGGCGATAAAGGATGGGGTTTAAGAATAGACGGGTGTAGTGCGGAAATTGGTGGAGGCGTGAGAGTTGAGTTTAAAGAAGTAATAAACGGTAGAGAAAAAGAAACCCTATACTTACACTTGACACCCATTGAGGCTATTGATATTATGAGAGGCACTGCCTTGTTTTTTGGTTACGACTTTGTCAAAAAGGAGGGTGTGCAAGATGGCAAAGATTAAAATATTTAGAAGAGGCCATGCCCCAATAGAAGACAATCTTCATTTTGAAAGTGTGTATCCAAATGCAAGCGGACAGTATAGGTTGTCGTTTCAAAATATTTCAGACACAGCAGAGCTACGGCTAATTACAATAGATGTATTAAAGGTAGAAATACCGTTTGTTCCAAAAGATGAGGTAATAAATTGGATTTCTGTGAAACATGAATTGCCAAAGTATGAGAAGCAAGTTTTAGTTAATTATCTTTCAGAATCGCTGAAGCGGATAACGACTGTTGCAAAAAGGGTAGCCACCGATGCAAAGGGTGAACATTGGATAGGAGCAGGGTACACTGAAGGATTTATTACTCACTGGATGCCGTTGCCGGAACCGCCGCGGGAATATGTCGAGAAGCAGGTAACTCCCTTATCAGTGCCATATCCCAGCTGTAAAGGTCCTGATGGTGAAGGGCCGGGGACGTAAGCAAATATGGCACATGAGAATCTTGATACATTTATTGACTACATTCTTAAGAGTAAAGACGCGATAGAGTATTCATTTCACATACCGGAGCAAGAGACGCGTTATGCTTATCTTACACATATTTTATTTGCATATTACAGCACAGCATTATCGCCAAGCCGATATAAATCACAACGTGATCATTGCAGGAGAGCAATGCAAATGTTGACACCAGCTTTAAGTGACGGGTATTTTAAACGTTTAAGAAAACCAAAAGGGGATGTATGAAAGTACCAGTGGTAGTGTTACAAGCATTACGCTTTGCAAAGTCTATTCTAAAACCATCGTATGGAAGGTTTCCTGCGCCAAAGCAGGTAAATTACAATTGGATGGTGCAGGAGCAGTATAATGTTGATACAGATGACTATTACTTGCGATTCGCCGACTGTAAAACGGGAAAGGTTATATCAGACACAATTATTATGCTAAGATCTACCAGCAGACATTTTGGCACAGAACTCAATTACTATACCGAGCAGTTGCCTGATGGGTGGCACAGACTTAACAGACCGGCTAATGGTAGGTATGAAGTGATAATTAGCGAGTCGGTGATCGGTTATGTATATAAGGTTAGTGGGATAGACAGATTAAAATGGAGTTTAGAATGACACACTGGGCATTGATCAACCTGGTCACCGATATGAGACGCGCACAAAAGGAATATTTCCGAACACGTTCCAAGGAAGCTTTGCTAAAGGCAAAGAAGCTGGAAGTTGAGGTAGATAAGGAAATTTCCGAGTGGGAAAACGAATGCAAAACGGCAGTTGAGGAGCTAATGTTGTTCTAAAAAACTTGTGAACTTTTGGACAGTAAGCCATTTTTTTTCACTCTTCACAAAACCATTTCACAAACTGACACAAATCGCCATTTTCGACAACGGAAGTGGCGATTCCGCTTTAAAAATGCAGTGTGAATATTCACAACTTTGCTTAAATTGCCTCTAAAAGCCCTCAAACGAAAAATAGCGTGATCCGCGGTGTCGATTACAGCTCAAAATCGCAATCTAAAAAAGTCTCGGACGAAAAATAATGTGATCACAAACATTAATCAGGCTATCAGGTACATCACGATAAAGAAAAAATTAACTGCTCATGAGTTGACGATAATGCTT